CCCGACCACCGATTCTAAGGTGATGGTCGTAGGGGTAGCATTGATGATCTTTCCGCAGGCAAACGTCCAGTCAGGCCAAAAGATGATCACATACAATCCCATTTGACCACCGAGCCAATAAGAAGAGAAATCCATCGAGCGAATATGAAGGACATTATCGGTTGCCGAAAAGGGTGCCGTGATAACCATATCGGTTTGCCAGGTAGGCAACCAGAAATTTCCCCACCTTCCTTTTCGGCTATCGAAGAAATCAACGATTTTATTAATCGATGCCCTGCTAAATTCGGTATAGGGTACTGTTAAGCCGACGGCGGTCTCATCGTAATGAGTCATCGAGAATGTTTTCCCCAAAAAGGCAATCCTGTCATAAGGGTGATAAAGCTTATAGGTAAATTTATTGACATCAGTATTCCAATTAGGCCTGCAGTTAAAAACCGGAGATCCCTTATAAATCGGGAAAGATTCATCATCACCAATGTGCCTTACAATCCCGCTATAATAATCTTCATCGGCGGCAGCAGACATTTTTCCATAGATAGAGGTAATCATGTCAATTTCTTGGGTTGATTGAACTCGACCGATCATGACCGGGTAAACTTCTGTCCCCGTAGGCCAATTATGAGCCAAATTGCTATGCAAAGTAATTTGGGTATCCGAGAGGACATCGATAATTCCATCTTCAAAACTAACCTCTGAAGCGATAAGAGCGCAAAGGCCACCCACTTCAAAATTTCGATTCACGGTCGACTGAACATTTAAAATCTTTTGGCCCGAAGCGGCCGGAGAGGATAAAATGGTTTCATCCTGCCAAAAGGGAATCCCCAACAGATTATGCATATTTTTATAAAGCACTCTTTTAAGAGCTGAGATTTTAGAATAACTAAGCGGAAGGAGTGAATAGGACAATGATCTTCTTGGCCAAGTAAAGAGCGCTGATCTTTGCTCGCCTCCCTTTAATCCAGTCTGAATATTTGTCTGCCATTTTCTTCTATAAAAAAGAGAACCCCCCATATCAGTACTTAAATTCGGCTTAAGCAGAATGTAATCGCTGACGATATTCAAAAATCACCTCACAATCTTTTTCACGGTGGTCAATCGTGAGCTAAGAACATTGATAATTGAATTTTGACCTGCCGCCGATGCGGCCCATTTATCCATGTCTCTCGAATCGACAACATTGATGAGGGTAATTTCATTTTTCATCGTTTGAGCAGGTTGAGAGGTGACTTGACCCCCACCAGCAAAAGCTAAGGTGGGTTGCGGTTGGGAAGGCATTCCCACTAATTTTGAAACATCAAGCATCCCTTCATTGATCATTGCCATAAACCCAGAACCATACTTTTTGACCGCCGATTGCCGAATAACAAATTCTCCTGCTGTAGCTCTAATCGGAACTCTATCAGTGCCAGAAGGGCCAGTCACTGGGCCACCACTCTGGAATATGCTACCAATAAGCCCCACAACAATGTTAAGGATACCACCCAATCCACCACCACCCCCCATTCCACCTAAACTACCTCCACTCGTACCGGATGTGGCTCCCTCCCCGTAACCAAGAGCTTTTAAGATCTCCATCTTTGCGATAAGAAGCCCAATATCAACTATCATGTTCAATACACTCTTTGCAAAACTATTACCCATCTCCTTTAAGGCCTCGCTTGCCGACATTGTCCCATCAACCAGGTTATTTATAAATCCCTTAACAGAATTTCCGGCGGCGTCAAAGGCGTTAGGAACCAGATTTTCGGTCGTGTTGATCAGATTCTTTTGAAGACTGTCTGCATATCGCTTCATTCCCAAATCACTAAGCTGGGCAAATGTTCCCACCTGTTCGGTAAGCTGGATATTCATCGTCTGGATTTGAGCATTGACCTGAGCCATCGCAAGCTGGATGTCTGCGTATTTTTTTGGATCTTCAATTTTATTGGTAAGATCTAATTGAGCTTGCAATGCTGAAAGGAGATCTTTTTGAAGTTGAATTCTTTTCGTTAAAGCATCGGCCTCGGTTATCTCAAATTTTTCCCGAGCCATGTCGATCATCACGTTCTGTCGGCTGGTATCCGTTTGCAAAATTTGACTATGAAGATCAGCCTCAGCCTGAAGTGCTTTATAGGTATCCCGTGTGTTGGTGGTAAGATCTTTCTCAAGCTTATTTACTTTATCTGCAATCTCCGCCCGAAGACCGGCTTTCTTTCCCTCATCAGTTTCGAGATCCAACCTCTCCTGGAGCATTTTGATCTCGGATGTCCCAGTTGACATCATGATATCTTCCTTGATCTTATAAAAGTTCTTAGCAGAGATTAAAAGCCTGTCGTAATAATCTTGAGCCTGGTCAAGGATGGCCTGCTGGTTAGACATTTCGGTTTTCGTGGCCGCCTCATCAATGGCAAGTTTTTCCTCGATTCCCTTTTTCGTTTCATCCAAGTCGAGTTTGGTTACTTCTTCTCGAAACTTTGCTCTTGCAGATTTTTCGGCTGCATTTATTTTTGCATTGATAGCTTCTTTTTGACCGCTTTCAGTTTTCCCCGCCGCGATGGCGGCTGTAATTTCAGCATTTCTCTGCGCCTCTAAACTATCAATTGTATTTTTAAGCTCCATCGCAGCCTTATCTCTGGCGAATTTTTGGTCAATATCTAAGGTATCCTGACCTAATCTATTCGCCTCAGTCAAGGCACGATTATGCTGAACTTCAAGGCCATAAATCCTGATTTGTCCTTCCGCATCAACACGGGCCTTTTCAGCGTCAAGCTGATTTTTCTTTATTTCTTTATTAAGCTTGTCTCGATCCGCTACATCTTTATCTTGCTGTGCTTTGACTGCGGGACCATGAGAAGCTGCAAGTTCAAGTTCAGGAGGTGCTGCAGGACCATGACCAGCTGCAAGTTCCAACGGAGGAGGAGCCTTTGAGGTTATTCCGAGAAGTTCTGAGGCACTGGTAATGATTCCCTTAATTGCCTTAGGAATAGAGGTAATTTTTTCATAGACCGTTTCAACAATCCCAATAACATTTCCTAACGCATCTGAAAGCCACATGACCCCATCAACAATAAACTTACCGATCATCTCCTTGGCTTCCATGTAAGCCGAACTTAATAATTGTAAATTCTCATAATGATTTCTAACCAACCCCCCTGGACCACCAAGCACCTGCATTTTCTCAGCCGATTGTCTCAAGATTTCATTTACCATGGCCTGCTGCTTACCAAAGGTGCTCAGCATATCTGCATCCAACCCAATAGCATCAGCATAATCTTTAAAAACCTTTGTTGATTCCATCGGGAAGGCTTGCCTGAATAAACCCCTGGTTTGAAAGGTAAGAACCGCCCGTGTCACCAACGTCATTGCTTCATTAACATCCGTTCCCATTAACCGAGCAGCGACTCGGGCGGCTTCAAATAATTTTGGGATATCGGTTGCAGAAATGCCCTCGGCGAGAAGCTTATTCGCCATAATCATAAATTCAGTTTCATCGATGTAAACTCCCGCGGCAGATTTGATCTGAGTTTTAAGCTGTTCTCCATTAACTCCAACCCCCTTGGTGATGGCATCAAAAGATTCTTGAACAGCCTCCGCCCTTGCCCCAAGTTCTGCCCAATCAAAAGCCTTTCTTATCGTCATGGCAACTGCAACCGCTGCGGCTGCAAAGGCCAGGTATTGTGTCTTTATTCCTGCGATCGATTGTCCGAGTGTATCAGCACCTTTCTTTTGGCTATCGGTAGATCCCTTGATGGTATTCTCGGCATCTTTAAGCCCCTTTTTCAAATCCGTAATGTCGGCTTTCAATCTCAGGATCAACGTACCAAGTTCGGTATCAGCCATGTGACATTAACCTCCTAAATTGTAGGTATTCTACCTTTGATGAAACTTTTGCTTTCTCAGGCCGTGGCATCAAAGAATCAATATATTGCTTCCATTCTCTTTGATTTGCCCCCAAAGCCGCTCTCATCCCAAAAGAACCTTCGAGGATTTCCTTATTTCGGTTGATCTTTGCTTTTTCCAAGAAGAGAAAAAATTGATCAACCGTATAGACCTTAAAGATATCCTCAAATCGATGGCCTCTTGAAACCAGAAACTCTATTGCTTCAGCAAAGGCCTCGGGCCGATCATCTCGAGTTGACTCGCCACGAGGCCGACCGAGTTTTTTATTCTGGACGCATTCTGAACCGCTATCACAAGAGCCATGTTAAGAATTCTATAAGCATCCCAAGATTTAATTTTATCCAAATCTTCATCGATCGTTTTTGCAATGATGTTTGGAACGATCGGGCCAACCGCGATCAAGACCGGGACTAAAAGTTTAAACAGTTCTGTCTTTCGCTCTGGATCGTTAGCCATTGCTTCGATCTGATTAAAATTAATCTTAAGAGTCTCCACCTTTTCCATGGCGCCCATGACATCTGGCAAAACAGATATCAATTGATCCCAAGTCCACGGCCTTAACTGATACCCATCGAGACTGATCGCTGGAAACATTACTTCAGCCTCGGATTTTCTTGCTTCTGTTACCATAAAAACCTCCGATCAAATTTCAGAATCTTATGATTCTTGTATCAGGGTCAATTCACCCCAAGGGCTGGCAGGATGTCCGACCGAATCCTGAAGGATTGTAAAATCAAAACCCATTTTTCCCCAATCGGTGCTAATCAAACCAAGAGAACCTTTTGGGAAGAGATTAACAACCCAACCCTCAAAGTGATAGCGGGGGCCGACATCGCTTGTTCCCTTGAAATCAATCATCCCCTGGATCTGACCTGCTGTCATCGGTTTGACAGCCCAGCTTCCGACCTCACCCATCAACCAGAGACGAAGATTTTCACGGCCCAGCTCATCAAGCTCAAAGTCGCCCTCCATCTTTCTTGACCGAATGACCTGATCGTCCATAGTAGCGACACCTTCCCTGGAACTCAGGTGCTCCAATTTATCAACCGTTATAGTCAAATTGAAAGTTGGAGCGTTGCCAATATCGACCAACCCAGTTGGAAGGCCATCAACATCAAATCGGTCAAACTTCAAAATCCCCTTGCCAAGTGACAATAATCTAACATCGTGCGGTGTGTGTTCCATTCCTTTATCCTCCTTTTTTTAAAATTTGTACGGATCGCCGTACTCATGCATCAACGTAACTGAATAAACCGAGACCGCCATACCAGTTTTCAACTCCTCATCAAAATAAAGAATG